AGTGTTGCAGCAGCAGTAACTGTTGCTGTTGATGTTGCAGTTGAACCTGAGTAGATTACGTTTGTTCCACCGCGAAGAGTTGTCATCGCGACTGAGTCAATTGAATCTGCAAGGTTGAATGCAATGATGTTAGCGATTGCTGGGTCTACATCAGCAAGGCTGAAGAGTTCCAACGCACGTGTAACTAGAACTGAGTTACCGTACTCGTTAAGAGTAATGGTTACAGATGTTGGTGTAGACATTGCTACTGCATCTGGGTCAGTTGTTTCTGTGAGAGCAGTTGTTGCTGCTGAAAGGTCAACGTAACGTTGTAGAACGACTGTTGAGCCAGGGATTGTTTGGTTAGTTGGGCGCTTATCTGCGACAGAACGAATTAGTGGTTCTGAACGGAGGGCGAATTCCAAAAGACGGTCATACGCCTTTTGAACTAGACCAGCACTACCAGCGGTGCCTCCGAGGTTATCGGATGCTGTTGATACATATGCCATATTGTCACCTCCAAGTGACTAGAAACTATGATTGTTTATTGTGAGCGGAGGAGAGAAATGATTTCTTCTGCAGATTCTGCATTGGCTAATCGTTGCTCTAGGTTCTCTGCTCGGTCAGGTGTTGTTGCACCCTGCGTTACTACATCCTGTTGGCGTAATGCCGCTAGGTCTGCAGTGTTTGCTGCGGATGCGTCCTGTGCAGGAGTTAATCCAAACAAATCTCCGTTATCATCAAGCCAGGTATTAACTGACTCTTCTGAAATATCGTCAATATCTTTTAGAATTAACCGTACTGCTTTAGGATTTACACCCTTCTTTTCTAGGACTTCTTTGACTGTACGCTCACGCTGCGCCTTGGATAAACCCTCAAGTTGCTCAGTGAGTTCTTTAATACGCTTTTCATCAGAACGTTTGGCTTTGCGTAACTTTTTAAGTAAGTCACTGCCATCCATTTGTGATTCATCTTGTGTATCTATGTCGTCTTCGTCTTCGTCCCAGTAGTTGTTGCTCATAGCAACCATCCACCCTTCTATTCGTTGTAGTCGCAAGCCACAGAGTCCAATCGGGGAACTGGTCTGGCTCTTGCTACCAGTCTTATACGCTGGCGGGGCTGGTGGGTCCGCTCAGGATTCTATTTAGATTAAGCCAGCACCTCTGGATTGAGAAGCAAGTGACTTGCTACTTGCTACACCAGATTGGGCTTTGAATCTATTTTGCTCTTTATTAATAAGACGCTGTTCTTCTTCTTGCGCTTTAACATTCTGCTTAAACTTAATGTCTTCAACAAGTTGCTGGTTATAAGTAATGCCTTCTTCTTGAGAAATCTGAGAAAGCATTGTTCCCTTTGGAAGAGCCTGTGCTGCGTAGCGGTATCCCGTTTGAGCCTTAGTCTTATCAATACCAAATGCAACAAGTTCTTCTGCACGAGCCTGACTTGTTGAAAGACCTTGAGCAGCAGCAGAGCCAGCAACTTCTGCGGCAGTTGCTTTACGCTCTAGAGCATCCTTCATCTCAAGTGGGTTAAGCATTGCAGCAACAATGTCACCATTGCTGATGCTTGGATAGAATTCACGGAATGCTGCTTCAACATACTTGTCTGCTTTAAGGCGGTCATAACCAATCTTAATACGGTCAGTAACATCTGCTGCATCCATACGGTTGCCAATCAATGTTGCATATGTAGTACGGCTGGCAAGCGTATCTACTCCATATGCTTTAAAAATCTTTTCGTATTCGTTCTCTGCTTTAAGATACAAAGCGTCATCTAGGGTTGGAAGACCTTTATCCATAAGAGCCTTATTGCCAGCAAAGCGTTCTAGATATGGAGCGTTGTAACGTGTATCAAATTTAAGTAGGCTAAGGATGTCATCGCTTGCAATCTCAGGATAGTCCTTACGAATCTTTGCAATAGAGTCAGCAACATTCTTCATACCGTAGTTCTTTAAGATGCCTTCTACGATAGAGAAAGAAGCATTAAGACTATCACCTATATTTGAACCAGTTGAACCTGTGTATTTCCCGTTAGCATCATATTGTCCACCAGTTACTTGATTACCATTGGCATCATAACCACCGCCAAGCGGGTTAGAACCTCCACCAGTTAATGATGTAATTCCATATTGTCCATACTGTCCAGAGACCTCTTTGATAGCATCAGCCTCTGACATACCTGAAGCAATTTTTTCTTTAATTTGCTTCTCTTGTAGAATGCGAGCCATCTCTGTGGTATTAGTTGAACCATTAGGAAGTCTTACTTGTTGTTGCTCAGCAGCAGTAAGTTGTCCAGAGATTGGAACATCATTCCAATAACCCTGTGCATTAATTCCACCACGTGCAGCAATGTATTCTTTTGTATATCCAATTGCTGATGCTTCTGCTTCTTTAGTCTTATTTCGTTCAGTACCAGTAATAACTTGACCAGTTGCAGGTGAGACTGAACCTATACCCCCAGCAGCAGGTGGTTTAGTTGAACCAACATCAATACCTGTATATGATTTACCATCAATAACTACAGTCTTTGTTTTACCAGTTCCTAAATAAAATGGGTCATTTGCTGGTGGTGTAGGTGTAGGAACAACAGGTGTAGTTCTCATACCATATAAAGGATTATAGTCTGTTGGCATTGTTACATCACCCCAAAGTTACGTAGTACTGCTTGAGTATCATTTAAAACTACCTGCTTGAATGTGTCACTTTCAAGGTAATCTTTGCTTCCGTATTGAACCATTTTATATTCACCAGTCTTCTTAAATGTTCCGTCAGCATTCATTACATCAGACATATCAGATACCTTGATTTGGTCTTCAGGCTTTCCAGTAATCTGTGCCTTAAGAGTAATATATGGTTGCAATTTAGAACGCATTGTTTGTCCTGGCTTTAGACCAGCAGCCAGTTGACCCCATTGAAGCCCAGCATTCTGATTGATTTCTTCAAGCACGTTATCATAGGCTTCAGTGCCACGTAGAGATTGTCCAACTTGCTTGTACAAAGTCTTATCACTTACAGGAATACCATTGTCTTCATATGCTTGACGCAATTCACGTACTCTCTTACCAAGTTGCCCACTGTCAAGGATGCCCTTAGCAGTTACATCACCAGCAATAGCCTGTGTTGTAATAGTATTAAGACGTTTGTTTGCAACAGATAATATAATATCATTGCGTTCTGTTCCACTAACTGCGCCCTTTGTCTGGCGTTCTCTAATGTTGATTGCTGTCTGATAAGCCTTAACTTCATCTTTGCTTGGCTTGTCATTAAACAAATCAAGGAAGTAGTTAGTAAGGGTAGATGCAGCCTCTTTAGTATCAGTAACATTAACTGTTCCTGTAGGTGTATATCCACCAGTCTGTAAGAACTTCTTTACATTAGCATCAGTCTTGGCAAGTTTAATGACATCATTAATGTCACCTTTACCTACTTGCTCACCTACTGCCATAAGTTTTAATACAGCATCAAAGTCTGCCTGTGTAATAATCTTGCTTGGGGCATAGCCCTTTGGATAAAGTTTAAGGTCAAACATCTTCTGTTGAAGTGCTGCTCTATCTGCTGGAGTTAGACCCTTAATATAACTCTGCTCATAGCCAGCAGCAAAGAATGGTTTAACTTTTCCAGTTTTAGGGTCTTTATTAAATATAGGTTGCCCAGTTGTTGGGTCAACGCCTAATGATGTACCAGCAATTATGCCTTTAGAAGATGTGCCAGGAGTTGCAGAATTTATGCCAGCAGCAGCGGCTGCAGCCTTATCTGAAATCTGCTGAGGAGTATTAGTAGACTCTTGTGGTGGGGCGTATTTTTGACCCATTACTTACCTTCCAATTCATTAGCAAAGAATGCGTAGAACATCTTTTGGAAATCTGGATTATCTTGAATGACCCACTCTGCTTGAGCAGCAAGCCAGTCTCTAATATATTGTTCATTTGCAGCACCAGTAAAACTCTTTTTACCAAGTTGTTGTAGTGCTGTATCACGTAGATACATATAGTCACGTAGTGCAGTAACAGAAGGAATATCTGTAAATCTTTGGTCTTCTATTAATGACTTAAGTTGTATGATAAGTCTGCCACGTTTGTTAGGGTCAAACTCAACTACTGGTCCGCCACCCATAGAGTCTTTAAGATACGTCAAGGCTTCTCTATACTGGTCTTTATTAAGTTCAGTAGAATCAACCTTTGTCATAAGAGCATCGCGTGCTGCGTAGTATCTTTGACCATTAACTTTCTCAAGAATCTCTTTAGCAGAAAGTCTTTTCTTTGTATCGTGTATAAGGTTCCAGTTATACATTTCTGTAGATAACCCACCACCTGGCATTACATATCCCCATACATCTTTGTACTTAGATGCTACATCTGGGTTCTGTACGACAAACTGGTATGAATCCCAGTTGCTCGGACCATTGCCAGATGAAGAACTAATCAAAGCAAATGCTTGAGATGGACCATATAGGTTAAGGAAATCAAACCAAGACTTGTTATAGTCACCATCATTGTCAATGCGAATCTGTTCAAAGTCATTGAAGAGTGCAATTTGTGTAGTTACATCTCCATTTTCGTCCTTGCCAAGACCCTGTTGAATCAACCCTACAGGTGATACGAGACCTGTTAAGCCACGCATAATTGATTGCCAACGTGAGAATGAGTCTGCATCGTTAACAAGACGCTCTTGGTCTATTGGGTCATCTAGATTATAGTTACCACCAGCAGCAAGATATGACATAACTGGTTTAAAGTTAGAAGCATATGTATTTTCTAGACCAGCAAGTCCACCAATAATCTTGTTCCAGTTTCCTGGAAGGATTGCTGATTGCAAACCAGAACTAAAATCTGCACGTCCAAATGGGAATAACCACTTCTGTATACCTAAAGGTAGGTTATCAATGAAGTTATTATTGAATGTACCGATAACACTAAGTGGCAATGTAACTCCTGGACCAATACCAGGAAGAATAGAACCTGCACCTAGTGCAAAGTTAAATGATGCTGGGTTGGCAGAGAATGCCATAGGAGCACCTGAATAGTTTGCACCTGTAGCAAAGCCAGCCAACTTGGACATTACAGTTCCAGCAAATGGTACCCAAAATTGACGTTGTCCAGAGTTAGGGTCAGTAAAGAAGAAACCTTGGTTAGGGTCGTATACATCCTGTGCATCTGTCAACTGATAGATAGCAGATGACTCAGGGTTCTGTGCCCAGTCAAGAATCTTTACACCCTTATAGACCTGCATAGGGTTTTCTATTGCAATCTCAGACCATTTGCGAATAGTATTTTCCCACGCTGATGCGAATGGTGCAATTAAACGTAGTTGATGGAAGATGAGACGCTTCTCTTGTGCGTTATAGAAGAGTCCCTTAACCTTATTGCGTGCAAATGTGTCAGCATAAGCGTGTGCTTCCTCAAGTGTAAGTGGTCCGTCACCCTGTGACGCACGGAATGCGTTCCATACTGGGTGTTTGTCACCAACTTGGACACCTGCTTTTTGCAATGTGGTCAAAGAATTGTTTGCAGTCTTTTCTAGCGCAGCCTTTGCATTGCTGTCTAGGGATTTTGCAATCTGATTGATAGCATCCCAGTAAGCCTGACGGAACTCTGGACCAAAAGTAGAATTCTTTTCAAATTCTGTAGCCTTGTCAAAGAACCAGTCAACAAATGTACGCTTATCTGCCTTACCTTCAACGTGTACAAGGTTGCGTGATGGCACATTCATTAAAGCGCCATCCCAATTTCCAGCCTTGCTAAAAGTAAACTTAAGTTCTTTAGCAAATTCTTCCTGTAAATCTAGGAGTGCTTTCTTGCCAGCACGAATTTGCTTAGAATTGCTGATTGAGTTGACGGCAGAATCTGTCACTCGTGGAATATTGATAGTTTTTCCAGCAACTGAGGTAGTGCCCTTTGCAACTAATTGCATAAGTGTCTTATTTCCACCTGTTGCTTCAGTCACACGAGCAAGCATTGAAATGTCTTTACCAGTATCTGCTTCTTTTGCAGTAAACAAATACTTCTTAAGTCCATCTGGTGTCTTAAGAAATGCTGAGAAGTTATCTGGTGTAGACGCTGCAAAGTTATCTAGGACTTTACGACCAGGACCAGTGAGGAAATAATCAACAACTGCGTCTTGGCGGAACGCGCCCTCTGCAATAGCCTTTGTCACCTCTGGTGGATTATGTCCAGCAACGACACGAGCCATCTCATCTGAGTTAAGCATACGCAAAGCATTTGCTACACCGTCAAAGAATCGTGGATGTCCATAAGCAACAGCGCCGACATTCTTGAATTGAAGAATCTTAACTGCTCTGTCATCAAATGAACCAAGTCTATCGGCACCCATAATGTCAACATATGAGTTCTTCATTGTGTGACCAATGGTTTCATCTAGAACATCTAGAGCATCATCACCAGTTGAGAATGATTCATCAAATACTGTATTGCGGTAAGTATCAAATTGATTTAGAATTCGTCTTACTACTGGACCGTCTTGACGTCCAAGCCACATAGCAAGTGCCATACCTGGATTGTTAAAGAATGAAATGTGACCAGTTCCGAATACACGAATCTGCTCTTCAGCAATATTGCGAATAATATAGGCTGGGCGGACAAGTTGTAACTTTTTCCAGAATCCACCAATAGCAATATCTGCTAGTTCGGTGCCCTTTGCAAGAGTCTTGTACTTGCTTAACTTAGATGTTAACTTTAAAAGTTCGCCCACTGGTGGGATATATATAGTTGAGTTAAGTAACTCTGAGGACATATGAGGTCCTGGAAGAATAACACTCTCACCTTTTAGGTTGATGTATTTAAGTTCCGCTCCAGCAATATGTTGACGTGCCCAGTAAGAAGACATCTGCTCAGCACTTTGTTCAAATGCTGTTGTGTACTTCTTAAAAGCATCCTGCATATGAGGAGGTACTTTAGTTGCATTGTGAGCAAATACTGCTTTAAGCAACTTTACTGATGCAGCATATCCAGCAACTGAGTTGCTTGCTGCTCCAGAAATTTCATCAATAATTTCATCTAGCATTTGACGTGGCAGTTTTGCTGCTACACCAAAATCTTCCGCAGAGCGAAGCAGTTCTTCTCTGTCGTGAATATTGATAATTACTCCACCTTTAATTTTGGTAGAGTACTTGCCTTTGAGTGGCTTAGCAACTAAGTCAACATTGCTTTTAATGCCATTGTAAAAGCCATCAAATAGTGCAGCGACCTTCTGATGTTCCATTAAACGAGATTGAACTCGTGCTCCAACACCAACAAGATTCTTAACTGTTGGCATAGCAAAGGCTGTGCGCTTTGTAATTGATTCTCCCATTTGAGAGAGAATGCCTGGCTTTAAAACGCCTTCTTGGATATCTCCACGCTTAAGATATGGAGCAATAATATCTACAACATCATCTGGATTCTTAGCGTCAGCAAGTGCTTGAGCAATCTTGTGGTCAAGGCGTCCACCGCTTTTACGCCAGATTTCTTTCCAGTCAGTCATTTCAACTAATCGGTCTACAGCAACGGTGCCGTGTCCACTTGTTAAGAAGTTGGCAATGGCATCGTATGCAAATTCTGGGCGTTGATAAGTCTGGTCAAGATTTGAAATCTCACGAACCGCAATTCCCCAAGCAGTTCTCTTGTCTTTAAGACTTAAGGTTGCATCTGATAATTTTTCAGATAAAGTTCTTTCAGCCTTAACAGCCTTAAGAGTATCCTGTGCACCAATTTCGCGGGCACGAGCAGCAAGTTTTGCTGTGCGAGTGCGTTCTGCAACTTGTTTTTCTGCAGCAACACGGGCACTTGCAACATCTTTATATCTACGTTGAGCGTTTACTAGTGCTTCTTTAGCAGATGTAATTGCATCTACTGAAGGCAAGTCTCCACTTTCAACAAGACCTTTTGCATTATCAAGTTTAGATTGAGCAGCCTGAATAGATTTTTCAACTGCAGCAATATCATCAAGAGAAACCATAGATATGCGACCAAGATTAAGTGCTTCATCCCTATCAGCCTTCATCTGGTCTAATTGCTTAGTTTGACGAGTAATAGCAGATTCTGTACGAGCAACTACATTAGGAGCCTTGGCTCTGTCTGATAGTTCTTTAATAGAAATTTTAAGTTGGTCAACTTCATCTTTGTATTTGTTTTCAATGGCAAGTGTTTCGTTAAGACGATTCTCAGCAATGCGAACACTAGTGCTTGCTTTAATTGCTGCTTCGTTTTTTCCAAGACGAGTTGACTTTGCTTCATCAATAGTCTGACGAGCCTCATCAATTTTAATTTTCTTTACATTGTCTGCTTGCTTTTGAATGGCGCGAGACGCTTCAATAGCACGATTCTGAGCCTCTTCAAGTTTTGCAGCCTGTGCTTCAAGGTTAGCAGCAACGTCCATTGCACCTTTGACTCGTTCTTGTTGTGCAAGTTTGCGAAGTTGTTTTAAATCTTTAGCACGAGTTATACCTGGGTCAAAAACAAATGAACCAGCAATATCAGCAACTAGGCTAATTGTCTGTCCAGCCCGTGTTTCAGGATGACCAAGAGTAAAAATATTTGAGTATGTATCGCCAAGGATTGTTCTTGGCATATAACCAATTACTTCACCCTTTGAATTTCTAACAGGCTTCTTAGCCGCAGTAAGGCTTGCCTCACGGGCAGCGTGTCCTACGCCAGTTTCCTCTGATGGAAAAAATCCTTTACCAGTATCAATATCTGGAAACTTTCCTTTTTTAATATCAGATAATGATTTAATAATTACTTGACCAGAAGTTGTTTGCTCGGCAATAGATGGAATGTATTCTTTATTTATAACTGGAAATCCTGCAGCAGTAGCAGCATAGTTTTGTGCTGACTGTATTGCTGACATAGAACCAGTTCTATATGCAGCATTGAAAGATTGAAATGTTGTTCCTAGAAAAGTTGTGGCACCCTTGACTACACCTTTGACTCCACGCCAAAATATTCCACGACCAGAATTATCAAACTCTTGAGCAGCGCGTTCTTGACCAAGTTTCATTTGATTGGCTAAACGATTTTGCTGTGTTGCTGCATCAATATTTGCAATGCTTTGTGCTACACCGCTTTGAGCGTTAACATTAAGTGCGCTAAGTGCTTGAAGGACACCAGGAGACATAAGGTTTCCTTGTGCATTTTTTTTAATAAGTGCAGCCTGGAATGGGTCAATATTTGAAGCGGCTGCATAAATAGCCTCAGCATCAACCTGTGACTGAGTTAATGTATTAGATGTAGGAGTGGCAACAATATTATTATTGGCATCCTTACTATATTTAATACCCACTACTGCACCATTTGTTGTTGTTGGTCAACAGTTTCTACTATGGCTCGCAAATCTTCATTTCGTGGATTTTGCAAATAAATTGCACGAATAATCTCTACTGATGGGTCATCTTTGTATGGCATAGAAACTGGAAGTGGATTCACTTCGGAACCAGCGCCTGGACCAAATGGCATACCGTATGTAATAGGACGGTTAGGATTTGATGACTCTGCTGTAAGCGGAGTTACCTCTGGCAAAGACATTGCTGGAGATGCTTGAGTTTGTTCTCCCATAGGAAGTCCTGAGTTTGCAGCATCATTAGTTGCTTTGTTTTGACCATAGGCAAAGCCAGTGTAATCAATATTAGGAACACCATCTTTTGAACCTGCTCCACCTATACCTGAAACTCCAAGATTATTCTGAGGTGCCGTTGGTCGGTTTCCTCCGCGATTTTCTTGTGGTGCAGTTGTCATTGTGTCTCCTACTTAATATGCTTTAATTGTGTTTTAGATAGGTAAGGTCCCGCTGTAAATGCAGTTAACTTGCTTGCAATTTCCATTGCTTCGTAAGCATCTGCTCCTGCGTGTAGTGCACCTAGTGCGTAAGCCGCGCCAGACCCTGCTGCGTAAACATTAGTGTCAGATTTAGATACCGAACATTCTTGGTCTACGTCAAATATTTCACCACCTACAGCCATAATAAACTGAAAGCGTGTTTCTTTATTATCTTCATCAAAGTTGTAGCCATTATTAGATAAACATTTACGTAGAGAAGGCATAGCCTTTGCAATCATAAAGTGATACAAGTCTTTGTAATCAGCCTTAGTTGGAACTGGTGGTTCCCATATATGTTGTGCTATATCGCAAGGCAGAACTTCTCCTGACCCTGCAACTAAAAATGGTCCCCGTTCAGCAATCTTTTTAACATCAGGGTGATTATAAATTCGCCCACTGTCATCAGTTGTCTGGCTATCGGCAACAATTATTGCGCTATCTTTATACTCTAATCCGATAATTGTTGTCATTGTCCCCAGCCTTTATTATCTTTTGATTGATGTTCTTACGCTTGCATTTCCTTTTCCACTTGCAGTAAGGCTTGAAAGAAGTGTTTGAATATCTGGTCTTTGTGGTGCTTGTGCTACCGCACCTTGTGGTCCTGCTTCAGGTGGAAGAGCGCCTCCTGCTGAAGCGCCAGTGGGAGCAGGGGACGGTTGCTCTACCTGAGTTGGTGCCCCAGCAGGAGGAACTTGTTGCTGTGGAGTGAATGTGGCTTCAATCGCGTCTTCTAGTGCTTGACCCTTTTGACGAGCCTTGATAACCGCAGCAATTTTATTTACCATATCTGATGGGTCTTGTCCCTGAGTTGCCATCGCTGGAATTGCTTGAGCCATAGCAGTAATGCCTCCAAGGAGTGCAGTACGCATATTCTCAATTTCAATCTTCTCAAGTTCTTGTGTAACATTTACAGTGAATGGAAGTTCACGCATAGCCATATCCTTAGATATAAGACCCCCACCTAATGCCTGAAGCATAAAGATAAGTCCCTGTGCTGGATTAAGACCAGCCAACATTCCATAACGAACATCTGCAGAGTAATCACTCTTGATGTCCTTTGATGGCTTGTATGTAATTTCATAAGGTGAACCAGAATCAACACCACGAATTGTCTTCTCATCTGGGAAAATCATTTCATCTACTTCAAAGCAGATTGAAATTACATCACGAAGAGTTGCAGCAAAGATGGCTTGTGCTGATTTAACTTGTGTATCAAAGGCTCCCATAAGAGCCTGTACGCCTTGTCCAGTGACGATAGAAGCATCAATGTTTCCTGTACGTCCTTCAGGATAACGTGTGCCTACACGAAGTTCTTGATTAAGTTGTGCTTGTTCAGTGAACGCACCTTGTGGGATTGAAAGTTCTACACGGCGCACACCTGCTGGATTGGATGTACGGATAACCGCATCTCCACCCAACTGTAGTTCTTGTACATCTTGTGGAAGTACAATAGGAGCCTGTACAGATTTCTCTGCAGCCTCCATAGCAAGTAAAGCAAAACGATTGCGAAGCAATTGAATGCCAAGTACATCATCAAATTGTCCACGTAGTTCACCATCAATAGATGGCTTACGTGCGACAACAACCATCATTTTTCCAAGAGGATTATTTGCTCTAGAAAGAACTAGATTATCTTTTGATGGGATATAAATAACTGACTGGTCTTTATCGTAATAACGAATCATTTCAACCTGGTGATTGAGGTCTTGCTTGTAGCCGTAGCCACCTAGCAACTCTCTCTCATACTCAGGAAATTGTGAAGTGAGTTCGCCTAGAGTCAGCATATATCGTTTTGCAAATGCAACACAGCGTCCGTAGCGGTCAAATTCTGGGTAAGCCCCAATTGGATTTTCTACTCTGATGCGTGGCAGTTTACTTTCTTCGTCTAATTCAATTATGAAAGGGACGAAACCATATGTTATGTACCAGTCTGCTCCTGAGTACATTTGAACCGCAAGGTCAGAATTCTGAAAATAATTAGCAGCAATGCGAGTTCTCTTATCCGCGAAATTACGAGCACGGTCATTAACCGCGTTCGCTGCCGAGCAGTTGACGGCTGGTAGTGGTGCCATAACTTCGGATAAATCGCGGGCAACAATGTCAATAAAATTCGCAACGACATTTGCATCTATCCCATCTGGAAAGAAGTCAGGGTAGACTTCGGCAATCTTTCCTTTACGGACAGCAAGAACGTCAAGGTTACGAGCATCGCGCTCATTATTACGATAGCGCAGCGATTGAACTCGCGCAGAAATCTGTTCCATTGATAAAGCCATTGTTGTCCTATCCGTATTGTTCAGACCATTGGGAGGCAAATGCCTCGTCTAAATTAAGTGAGCCTCTGCTTGATTTTTGTGCACGAGTTGACCAACGGTTCTGTGCATATTGTCCTACGCGACTTGATGATTGCATTAACTCACGGATGCGGATAACCGCAAACCATAGAGCCATAACGCAGTCAGTAGGGTTTCTAGTATCAGGCTTCCACGTAATAAGTTGCTGTACTAGCGCCTTAAGACCTTCAGAGCCTTCATTGCTTGGTAATTCAATTAAGTTATTATCTTGGAAGCGACCATCACGAGAGTTTCCAAATAGCGAAGCCATAGATGCCACACCAAAAGAAGAGTCCCATATGTTCTTACCAGTGAAGTGTGAGTTTAACTGGCAACCATAAGAGGCTAGAAAATTTCTCAAGTTCTCATCAAGGGCATAAGCCTTCTGGTGAGCATTGATTTCAATTCTTAGTTCTTGTGGACGATACTTCTCAACCCACTCTTCAATCAAAGTTTGAATCTTGGATGGTGTAGGCTCAGTCATATTGATGCAATCAAGAATATAAATCTTGCCATCACTACGATTATATGTTGCTACTACTGCAGCGGTGGCTCCTGCCATAGCAGGGTCAAGACCAATGATGGTATATCCAGATTCTATATGCTTTGGATGACCTGGAATTCCTTCTTTGAGAGGTCCACGCTTACGCATTCCGTTAACGGAGCCAGCGACACAACTTGGCGAGAAGATAGAATCTTCCTGGACGTCTTCTTGTTGGTAGACCATAGCCCAGACTGACGGAGCAACTTCGGAACGTCGCTTAAAAAGCGAGGGTCCATCCCATTTTGGATAAAGTCCATCGGTGCCTACTTCGTCAATTTCATTTTCTTGGATGTTGGTTTTAGCCCACAGTGTTTTCCAGTTATCAGGCTTCTCATCAAATTCAAGAACGGCTGGCATAGCGCAGTAGGTAAAGGGAGTCTTGCCACCTGACCATTGTCCTGGGTCACGTATCATTTTATAAAGGTCAATGGGCGCGACACGGGTTCCTACGATAAGTAATTTTCCGTGCCGCCCCAGACGTGTGATAACTTCTTTCTGAAGCCATTCAATTTGCTTCTCCCACTCGTGGGCA